ATGACAATGTTGTGCTTGCAAAGGTACTTTGCGGGGACGCATCTGACAACATAAAGGGAATAAAGGGACTTGGAGAAGCCTCGCTCGTCAAGTATTTCCCACAGATTAGGGAGAGGAAGGTACTGCTTGAAGAGATTCTAGACGAATCAGCCAGGATACAAGAGGAAAGGGCCAGGAACAAGAAGAAGCCTCTTGCAGTTCTCGGTAACATCATCAACAGGGTCACTGACGGTGAGCAGGGGAAGGATATCTATGAGGTCAACGGAAAGATTATCGACCTTTCAGAACCGATGCTCACTGAAGAGGCAAGGAAGGAGATGGCAGACACGATGAGGGTTCCGATGGATATTTCAGACAGAAGCGTCGAAAATGTCTACAGGGTACTGAAGGATGCCGGGATGGATGAAATGCTCTCAGAGGGCTTATTTGGGGCCATTTTCGGGCGATTTACGCGCATTATAATAATGGAGGGTAAATTGTTCAAGGCATATGTTGAAAGCCAGAAAGTTTGAAAAAAGTTTACTGTTTATTTTGCATTTAAAATAATTTAACATATATTTGCATCGTCTAACATTTAGACGAGAGAGATTTGTTTTGTGTTGTTTAACTTTAATCCAGTAAGTGAATGGAAGAAGTAAAAAAGGAAGAGCCTAGACGCGAGTACAAGGAGGAAAGATTCGAGTACGCCGTCTATGTGAATGAGTTCATCATCTGCAAGAGGAATTTCCGAATCAGCAACTTCATCGACGGCAGCATGGAGACCCTTGAGTTCAAGGAATGCGTAGACGGAATCGTCTCCATGATTGACAATGACCTGAAGGCAAAGTCGAGGGTATACCTGTGGAAATTCTTCAACCCGGACTACCCTGATGCTGAGGAGGAGCTTGTGTCTCCGCTGATAGAGCCTTGGTCGTGCACCTTCAAGTTCGCCGTCTATGACAACAAGAAGGAGGTCATATCAAGAATCTGGGACGGATATGCATATCCTAAGTACGTGAGGGAGAAGGTAGACCTCAGCAACAAGTATGTGAGGCTGACGTCAAAGGACGGAGTGACGTACACCTATGACAAGGAGTCGTTCTTCGAGAGCAACAAGGACAGGCTGTCCTTCGAGCAGGAGCTCCTGAAGGGCATGATTTATGACCGGCCTGACCTGCTTTCCATCATCACGGACAAAATCAGGGAAACCTGTTCAATACCCCGTGACGAGTACAAGGCCAAGAAGAAGTGGGAGTACAGCGACGTTGAAGACTACCTCCTGAAAAATTTCACCACATCCGAGGAATATCTCAACGATGAGATTGGAGGAGGCATTGAGTACTCTTATGCGTTCAAGAGGGACCAGAAGAAGTACTATGACAAGGTCGCAAGACAGGTGTCAAAGAAGATGAAGGCCGAAAAGCCGAAGAAGTAGCAGATAATGACAACAGACCCTCCAGTTATACTGGAGGGCTTTTTAAACAAAACAAGAAAACATACTCACTATGTCTAAAATACTTAAAAACGACCTCAGCCAGTACAACAGCGATTTCCAGCTCAGACTCGTAAGGGCTTTCATGACGGAGAAGACCTATTTCGAGGACATGTACAAGATTGTTAACCAGAATATGTTCACTGACCCGAACCTGAGGTCATATGTCGGAGTTCTAAAGGACCATTTCGAGACATACGGATACGTACCGTCCTTTGAAACCATGGAGATTCTGCTCCGAGACAAGGCACGCTCGGAGATTGAACTGGATGAGTACACAGCCCTCAACGACAAGATAAGGACAACGACCACCGAAGGGGTTGACGAGATAAAGAGCATTGGCATGAACTTCTTCAAGACACAGGCTTGGAGAAAGGCTGCAAGGGAGCTGCTTGAGATTGCAGACTCAGGTTCTGCAGATGCAGCCGAAAAGTGTCAGAGAATTGCCAATGAGGTATCCATACAGGGCGTACACAATGATTTCGGAAGCACCGTGTTCGATAACCTGGGTGAGACCTTGTCTGATGACTACAGAACCCCAATACCAACAGGAATCGACAAGATTGACGATACACTGGAAGGCGGCCTCGGAATTGGCGAGCTTGGTGTCATAATCGGTCCGACATCATTCGGAAAGGCACAGCCTCTAACGTCAAGGGTCCTTACTCCTTCAGGCATGAGAAGAATGGGTGAGCTGATGGTAGGCGACAAGGTCATAGGGGCTGATGGACTTCCACATATGATTACAGGCGTGTTCCCACAGGGAATCAGGCCGATATACAAGGTTTCATTCTCAAACGGAACGAGCTGTGAGTGTGACATTGAACACCTGTGGAAAGTATATGACTCTTCAAGGAACGAGTCCGCTGTCATAACGCTCGGAGAGATTATTGAGAGGGGAATCCTCGACAAGAAGGGGAAGCCTGTCTTTACGGTGCCATTGACAGAGCCAGTTGAACTTGACGGACTTGCATCACTTCCTGAGGGCTTCTCAATCCATGACATCGCGACGAACATACCAAGTGAGCTTATGTACTCTTCTATCGAGTGCAGGAGACAGCTTCTCACTCTAATAATGGATGAATATGGTACTTTGTACAGCAGCGGAAAAGCCATATGCGCAAGCAAGAACAAGTTCCTCATGATGGATGTAGCACAGCTTGTCAGGTCTCTTGGAGGTGCTGCCGTATACATGCCCGAAGAAGGATATGTTGAGATGGCATTCAATGACTATATCAGGATATTCTCAAGCGAGAGGAAGCAGAAGAAGATGTTCTACGGAATTGGGAACCTTGCAAACAGGATTGTGTCTGCCGAGTATGTTAGGGACGACGATGCCAAGTGTATAATGATTGACTCTGACGACCATCTTTACATAACCGACGGATTCAACGTGACCCATAACACATCGCTCACGACAGCCATGGCATCCAATGCGGCAGAGCACGGATTCAAGGTATTGCAGATTGTCTTCGAGGACAAGGTGAAGCAGATTCAGAGGAAGCATATCGCAAGGCTTACGAACATCGAGGCCAAGGACCTTTCCAAGCCAGCCAACATTGACTATGTCAGGAGCACCCTTGATGAAATACTGGCAGGGGAAAAGGGAAAGGCAATAACAGAGAACCTCAGGATTGTACGTTTCCCTAGCGGAGAGATGACTGCAAGCGACATAAAGAGATACATCGTCAAGATATCCAACAGCGGTTTCAAGCCAAATCTTGTCATCATCGACTACTTCGAGTGCATAGAGCCTGAGAAGACCCTCGGAAACGAGAACGAGTACAACAAGGAAGGAAGGACGATGAGGAAGTTCGAGGCCATGGCAAACGAGCTTGATATTGCCATATGGGTTCCGACACAGGGAACAAAGGACTCCATCACAACGGACATAGTCACGATGGACAAGAGCGGAGGCTCTGTCAAGAAGATGCAGATTGCTCATATCATCATGTCCATTGCAAGACCTGAGGATGCCATCAAGAACAACAAGGCCAATGTGTCTATCCTTAAGAACAGGGCAGGAAAAAGCGGCATTCACCTCGTCGGCGTCGACTTCAACAACGGCACATGCCGCATAAGTACCGACAATATCGAGGAAATCGACAGCGTCTTCCAGGAAAGGCAGAAGAAGATGGAGGAGGACAGGAAGGTTCTCAACGACTTCGTGCGAAAACATAATTTAGAAAAAAAATGAGCTGTCTAAAAACGTGGTTTTCCAAAAGTTACTTGTCTGGAGTTATTCGTAACTGTTTTCAGCCAGTCAAGAAGAGCTTTTCTTGCGCTACTTATCAAAGCGCGCAAGCAATAAAAAAGTTTCGACATTTAAAAAACGTTTTGTCAAACAATAAAACCGAATGTTAATACAATGGATACAGGAAAAGACATCTTAACAAGCTATTTCGACGGTGATGAAATGGCTGCTAGTGTTTGGAAGAACAAGTATGCGCTTAGGGACGACGACGGAACGGTCCTTGAGAAGCTTCCGTCCGACATGCATCACAGGATGGCAAGGCTCTTCGCAGAAGTTGAGGACGCATATGTAAGCGCAGAGGACAGCTCACTTAAGCCACTCCTGAGCGAATACGGAAAGAAAAGGGAATCTCTTACTGAGGAAAGTATATACGGACTCTTTGACAAGTTCAAGTATGTTGTGCCGGCAGGAAGCGTAATGAGCGGACTTGGAAGCAAGAAGCCAGTAAGCCTTTCAAACTGCTGGGTGATTGACGGGCCGAACGACTCGCTAGATGACATATTCAGGGTCTGTAACGAACAGTCACAGCTCTTCAAGAGAAGAGGCGGAAATGGTTTTGACATCTCAAAGCTCCGTCCAAAGGGCTCAGTAGTGAACAATTCTGCAAAGTACTCGACAGGAGCAGTGTCGTTCATGGACCTGTTCAGCAATGTCACGAACACCATTGCACAGGCAGGAAGAAGGGGCGCACTCATGCTCAGTATGCACATCGAGCATCCTGATGCTGAGGAGTTCATCGAGAAGAAGCAGGACCTTACGAAGGTTACAGGAGCTAATATCTCCCTGCAGATTGGAGACGACTTCATGGATGCAGTGGTGTCAGACTCAGACTATATCCAGCGATGGCCAATCAAGTCGATTGTTTTCGTAGCTGACGATGCAGAGTACGGTAAGCTGTATGAAACCGTAGATGAGAACGGCAAGAAGGCCTACTACAGGAAGGTAAGGGCTAGGGAACTGTGGAACAAGCTCATACATTGTGCGTGGAACACGGCAGAGCCCGGAATCATGTTCAAGACAAGGCATTACAACTATTCTCCTGACGGACTCTATGACGAGTTCAGGGGTTCTTCGACAAACCCCTGCGGAGAGATTTTCATGCATGAGGATTCCTGCAGGCTCATCCATGTGAACCTGTCATCGATGATTAAGGACGAATATCTCCCTACGGCTTCAATTGACGAGGAAAGGCTATATTCAGTATTCTATGAGACAATGAGGCTTGGCGATGACCTAGTTGACCTTGAGGCAAAGGCAATCAACAGGATTCTCGACAAGATTGAATCCGACGGAGACAAGGGAGGAAATGAGTATAAGCTCTACGACAGGCTTCTTAAGAACACCCTTAAGGGAAGAAGGTGCGGAGTAGGCTTCTTCGGACTTTCGGATGCCATTGCAAAGCTTAACCTCAAATTCGACTCAGAAGATGGCATTGCAGCCATAGACAGGATGATGAACATTATGTTCAGGGCAGAGCTTGACAGTGAGATAGACATGGCAATACTAAGGGGAGCATTCCCAAGATATTCCTCAGAGATTGAATCAAGGGGAAACGACTGGTATGACATGGTAAGGAAGGAATTCACTGAGCAGTATGAGAAAATGATGAAGCACGGAAGGAGGAATGTCTCATTCGGAACTGCAGCTCCTACAGGTTCAGTTGCAATGCTTGCAAGATGCTCTAGCGGTATCGAGCCTGTGTTCATGCCTTTCTACATCAGGAGGGTCAAATGCACCACTGAGTCAGACAGGGTCGACTATGTGGATGCCGACGGAGAGAAGTTCACAGAATACATCACTCCACACCCTACACTGAAACAGTGGGCTGAGAAGACCATTTGCAACGATACGTCAGCATGGAATACCGAAAACTGGGACGAGGCCTACAAGCAGTCCCCATGGTTCGGCTCAACGGCAAACGACATCAACTGGATTAAGAGGGTGGAGATTCAGGGAATATGCCAGAAGTATATTACGCACTCAA